GAGAAAATAATTTTTACCAAATAAACTAATTAATTTCTGACATATTTTTTATTTATTTTCAGCTATATCTATGTTTTTTTATTTCTTCTCTCTTTCTCTCTTTAAAAACTTAATTTTTTTTATCTTTCTTTAGGAAAAACTAAGTTTTTTTTTCTCATAAGTATATTTTTCGTATATCCGGAGTTTTTTTTGCTATTACAAATGCTTTTCATTTGTAATTACAATAAATTTCGCAATAACAAATGCTTTTCATTTGTAATAGCATAATTTTTACTTAAAGACAACTATATTTAAATATTTATATGTTGTCCACAAAAAATGATAAATTACTTGCCTTTTATAAAACCAATAAGCACTTGGATTTTGAAAAAATGAATTTAATATTTATTGACCTAATTGAAAAACTTAACAAAGATCTGATGCATACTGCGGAAAACTCGCTGTCCAATGAGTTGCTTAAAACCATTTTTTCAAAAGTAGATAAAATCGAAACCACGCAAAATAATATGAATCAAAATATATCGACAATTTTAAATAGTGTCAGCTCCATTCATACTATTTTCTCAGAGCAAAAAAATACATATATCCAAGAAATAAGAAATTCTCTCGAATCAATTATTGATAATAAACAACTCAGTTATAATGAAAAAATCCAACATATTCTTGAGAAAAATCAAACAGCGACAGTTGAAAAAACCAAGATTTTACTATCTGATATTTTCTCTTCGTCTAACGAGGATTTATTCAATAAAATTATTATTAATATTTCAAAGCATTTTGAAAATTTAAATTCGGTCACTTCTCAACTTTTAAAGGATACTTCTCAAGAAAATATATTTGCTAAAATATCCCAAATTGTTGAAACCAAACATTCTTCTTTATGTAATATGATTGATAAAAATATACACACATTTATTACTTCAAATAATTCTTCTATTCTCTCTGAAATTCAAAATCAATATCAAACTTTTTCTGACATGAATGATTTTCTTAATAAACAAAGATATTGTAATTCTAGTACTATTGGAAAAATAGGTGAAAATAGGTTAGAAATTATTTTAAATGAATGTTTCCCAGCCGAAAATATTATCAATACTTCTGGAGTTGGTAAGTGTGGTGATTTTATTTTAGAGAGAAAATCACACCAAAATAAAAAAATCATTTTTGAAAATAAAGAATATACCACAAATGTTCCCGAAGTCGAAGTAAAAAAATTTATTCGCGATATTGAACATACTAAATGTCATGGTATTTTTCTCTCTCAAAATACAGGCATCGCAAATAAAAAACATTTTGAAATTAATTTTCATAATAATTTTATTCTTATTTATTTACATAAAGTAAATTATAATTCTGACTTAATTGCTTCGGCTGTTCAAATAATTGATATGATTACACAAAAAATAGACTTAGTAAATATCGATACAGAGAAAATATCAAAGGATACACTCGAAGACATACAAAAAGATTTTATGATTTTTTTAAAACAAAAAACAAGACTTATTGATATGTCGAAAAAATACCATAAAGAAATTCAACACATGATTGAAGAAATTGATCTTCCTAGCATAGCTAAATTTCTTTCTGTTAACTTTTCAAACACAGAATTGCTTAATCATACCTGTGAATATTGTAATAGATGTTTTAAAAATAAAAGAGCACTCGCGGCCCATTATAAAGGATGCGCAAAAAAGAAAAATGGAAAAAATATCAAAATTGAAACATAATTCGTCAACTTATTATAATAAATTCATTAATGAATTATATGGTTTGCTATCAGCTCCTGTGTTCCCAGGAAATTTTTTCATATTATGGTAATAATTGGGTTGTTTTTTCATATTTTTGTCTTTTTTTGTAGATTTATCTGTTTTTTTCTTATTTGACTTTACACAATCGACAATTTTGGAATAATCTCTCTTAGAATGCTGAATTATTCCATTATTTTTTAATAATTCTATTAATTCAGCATAATTTGGTTCACATACAATTGTTATATCTTCCCGTGAGATTTTTTGAGGTTTTGTTTTTAATCGACATTTTAAGTTATTTTTACTTAAAATACCCGTTTCATCACAACTTAATATGTTTCTACCCGATTCGTATTGATATTTATCCTCGCAACCTATGTCACATATTTTACCTGGTGCCAAAACACCCCCTTCAACGCATTTTTTTGATCCTTTACCTACTATACCCTTGTCAAATATCGGTAAATCGCATTTTTTTACATTTTTTGAATTTTCTAATCCTTCTTTAAAAGAATTTATTGAAAAAATCGATACTAATAATATTATACATAACAAAATTATTTTTATTTTCATTACCTCTATATATAACAAATATTAATTTAGAATATAAATAGTTTAAAAAATGTTTTATTTGAAAAAATGTGACAATAAGACAAAATATATACTGTTAATACCAAGATATAAGTAAGTTTTACTTGCTAAATAATTTAATATTTAATAAAACTTTATGGTTTTATTAAATATTGATTAAATACTTGTTTTTTGTATTTATTTTTACTTTTTCTACTTAACTTTCCTTTTCTTAGTATATTTTTTTCTTTTACTTGATTTTTTTTTCGTTCTATTTTTTTTTCTTTTCTTACGCGTCTTTTTTTTGCCTCCCATTCCAAACCTCCAACCACATACCGATTCGCAGAAATCACCAACACAAGTTGAACAACTTTTTTCCTTTTCTTCTCTTAATCTATTTTCTTTCATTATTTTTTGCTCAGCTTTTTCTTTCCAGTATTGTTTCTCGCGTTTAATCCTTTTTTCCTCTATCTTTTTTTCTTTTCTCTCTTTTCTTCTTCTTGATTTTTCTCTTTTTTCATCTTGTATTTCCTTTGCCCTGTCCGCCGATACAGTTGACTCCGAAAAACTAACTCTTCTACTCATTATATTAAACAGATATTTTATTTTATATCAATAGGAAGATTACTTTGCTTTTCTGTATTTTCTAAGTTATTATCAATTGGTATTTTTTTTGGTTCTTTTTTCTTGGTTTTTCGTTTATTTTTTTCTAATTTAATTTTATTGTTATGATTTAATAATAAAGCTGTTGATATTGAAAATGTTATACCCATATTATAATTACTACAGAAATTATTTTAAATTCGCAATTGCGTCTTTGATAAATGTAGTTTCTCCTACTTGTTTTTTTATTAACTTTTTATTACGATATCTCTCTTCTTTTGTTGTTCCACCCATAATACTGTGAACCAAATTATTCCATGTTGTCAATAACTCCGGGTTTTCTAAATAATTAGGGTTTTTTTCCTCCCATGCTTGTAAGGTTTTTATCTGTTTTAATGTTATTTCTTCAATTGCCTTTTCAACTTTGCTCACACCATCTTTATTCCAACCATCTTCATCTTTTACATAAAATAACATTCGTTTTGTATCCGAACAATGAATTGGTCTTTTTATACTTGGTATTCCAGAGAGATTTTTGATAAAAATATTCGATATACCGCCTACATAACCTAATTTTCTTGTTTCAAATAAATCATTTACCGATAATTTAACTGTTCCTAAAAAATCTTCCATACACATAGCGTCTTTACAATGATTATTTAAAAACATATTTATTGATATATTTTGTGTGTTTGTTGTATTATTAACTATAGTTGTTTCATTTGTTTTATTAATAATTTCTTTTAAACTTGATATTTCATTTAAAACATTCATTAAATCATTATTATTAATCGTTGTTCCGTTATTTTTTATTTTTCCATTTACTAAATTGTTCAGAGCGGATAATAAAGAATTATCAACCTTTTTATTTTCAACTTCTAAAGATTGAATTTTTTGTTTTTTGTTACATCTTGATTTGTGCCGGCTTAATCCCGAAGCAAATTTATAAACTTTACTACAGTATTCGCATGTAAACAGGCTGGCTCGTTTTGGCTCGTTTTTTTTATCATTTGTTACCATTTTATGTTTACGTGTGGTTATGTGTCTATTCCAGTTGCTAGCTTTGCTTGTCTTATAGTCACATTTTTTACAATAAAAAAACTGGCTCGTTTTCGGCTCGTTTTTTTTATCATTTGTTATCATTGCTAAACAATGATATTATTATTTTAAATCTATTTTAAACACATCAATATAATTAGACCTCTTTTTTTAGTTCTTTTTATTCAGTTTCAAAACTGTCATTTCAGGATTTTTGCTCTCTACAACCCTAGGGGATTTTCTAGCATGTGTGTTTTTACCTTAAGTAGTAAAAGGTTGTAGTGGCTCGTTTTAGCTCCTTTTCAGTTATCATTTTTTATCATTTTTGGACATGCTCTCAAAACGATAAATTGTTTTTGTATTATATTACTTATTATAGTAAGGTTTTCAAACTAAAAACACCCGGCTCGTTTTCTGGCTCGTTTTTGTTATCATTATTACCATCTCTGATTTTGGTGATTTCGAAGGTTTTTTTCACTTTTTGGGTGTTTTAAAATCTTCTAGGCAAATTTTTATAAATTTTTTCAAATAAGTTTATTACAACTAGTAATAAACTAATTCGCTAAAACGGCAAAACAAGTTTAAAAATAATTTGTTTCGTTTTTTGCATTTTTGGACATTTTAAAATGTCCAAAATCCGAAAAAGTCAAATAAATTATTTTTAAACTTGTTTTGCCGTTTTGCCGATTTTTTATAAATTTAATATTAATAAATCTGTTATGAAAATACTAAGAAATATACTAATGTTATTTTATTAATGTAAATCAGTCGAAATCTAAATACCATTGTCATATACTTCTAAATTGTATATTGGGCTGTAAAATTATCTTATTCTTCTTTGTTTTTTTGTAAAATCTTATTTTTTTTTACATATTTTTATTTGAAGAAGAGAGAATATAAAATTTTTACACATAAAAAAGAATATAATATTATTCATGATATATAAAATATATTATATGGAATTAAATATTGATAATTATTCAAAATCAGAATTATTTAATTTGTTGTATTTGCCAGTAAAAAACACATATACATTAAATGAATTAAGAGACGCTACCATTGAGAAATTAGAAATAATTATAGACTCTAATGATGAAAAAATAGATAAAAATACTTTATTTAATTTTTATAAAGAAGTTTTTACAAAATTAGCTAATAACTTGGATCTTAAAATCCCACAGTTTATGCGTGATGAATTAGAAGCACGTAGAAATGGTATTATGCCCAAATTGGATAATAATGTTGTATTTAAACAAAATAATAATTTTGTTGTTAAACATAAAGATAGCAAATCCGTTAACACATTTCCTTCAAATTTAAAAGCTGGTATCATCAATCCATTAAAACGGAAAAATATTGTTAAAATATTAAATATAAATACTAGATTTAGAAACAATTATAAAAAAACATTATCCACGGATTTCATATTTTCTCTCCCATACACCATTAAAAAAGTATTATCATTAAAATTAGTTGGGTTTGAATTTTGTGATTTTGTGTATAATTTTTCATCTTTTTTAAATAACAATACATTCACCATAGAAGTATTTGGCGAAACCCCACAATTAGTAACAATTATAGATGGTTTATATAATCCCACTCAATTAGAAACGTATCTAAATTCTGTCATATTACATGGAGTTAAAGTAAAATATGACACCGTCGATAATAAATTTTATTTTTATGGACCGCCAAAATTTAATATTGATTTTACAATTTTAGATAAAAATTGCGCGAAAAAACATGGAAAAGTTGAGAAAATACAGTTATATGCGGGATGGTTGATGGGATATAGAAAGGTCAAATACTTTTGGGATAATACTACTGACGATACTGGAAAAATAATCAAAAAAAAAGATATGATAGAGGAATATAAAACACCAACGTCTAATTTACAAAATGTCTATAAACCCGAATCGCTGTTTGATTGTAAAATAACAAAATATTTCTTAATTTCTATAAATGACATCAAACAACAATCATGGGTCTACTATTATTTCACCGTTTAAAAAAGACATGTTAGCCGACAATAATATTTTAGCAAAAATCCCATATAATATACCATTTTCATTTAAAACTGACAATAGCCGCGATAAGTGTATTAAAAGGGAATATTTTGGACCGGTAAATCTAAATCGATTTGAAATCAAGATATATGACGAGTATGGTAGAATAGTGGATGTTAATAACATTGATTATTCATTATCCTTTGAATTAGAAATTTTATATGATCTCTAGTTAATTGATAATTAAAAATATAACAATATATATTATATATGTTTCCGAATAATTATTCACATGTTCATAATCAAAAATATGTTTCTTCGCAAATTAATCCTATATTAAGACAATGCGATAAGCAAAATTTACATTTTAATACTAAATTTAGAAATAAATATTATGAAACCTCTTCCACGGATTTTAATTATGATTTGCCCCAACCGTGTACAAATATAATCAGTCTGAAACTTAGTTCAATTTGTATGCCAAATTCTTGGTATTTATTTTCACACGAAAGAGAGAATAATCGATTTATTATTGAAATAGAATCAAAATGTTTACCACTGAGCATTCATGAAATCATAATCCCCGATGGAAATTATGACGCACCTTCTTTAACAGATTATCTAAATAATAGGTATTTTTACATGTCAGGAAAGGATAATCCATTAAAACATGTTAAAATGAGTATATGCGAATTTTCTTTGAAGACCCGCTTTGAATTTACAGATAAAACGCCCGATGATACATTTAAAATGAATATTAAATTTGTTAATAAATATACGAAAAATATTGTTTACACGGCTGGTTGGATTTTAGGATTTAGGTATGGACAATATCTGAATATTGATAAAATCTTATTGTCGGAAGGATTATTTAATTGTGGCGGTGATTGTTATTTTTATTTTTGTTTAGATGATTTTAATAAAAATGTAAATGATACAAACGTTGTGTTTTTTCAAGATTCTGTTATGAAACATCAGGTTCTGGCAAAAATTTATTTGATGGATGGTAAATTCAGCGTTAACATTGATGAAAATGCTGACGATGCCAATAATCAAACTAGAACTAGATTATATCATGGTCCGGTTGATTTAAAAAAAATAAAGGTTACAATTTTGGATGAGTTTGGAAGAAAAATAAACATCAATAATATGGATTTTTCATTTGTTTTAGAAGTGTCCAAATTATATAGAAAAATATAATTATATATATATATATAATGCCGGGTGCTGATATAGCAAACATAAATCTTAAATCTTCTGAAGCATCAGATTATTCAAATATAAAATCACCGCATAACATTGATTTGTATTTTAATGAATGCGGTGACTCTTGGCCTATTAGTAGTAATGAGTTTTATCAACTTTTTTTTAATTCGAAAAATTGCTTGTTTAAAAATTTTTCCTTTCCGAGACCAGTTGGATTTAAAACGAATGGTGAAATAAAATATACTACTTTTGATATTGATAAATCACAAAAAGAAATAGAAGATATGCTAACATTATATAATTGGTTTTATTGCTCATGTTCTACAAAAGTCGATACTAAAACTAAAAAGAAAAAAAATAAAAAAAATAAAAAAAATAAAAAAAAGAAAACAAAGAAAACAAAGTGTTCAAGTTCCGACGACGACTGCTGTACTTTTACCTGTGGCGACAAAGTAGTTTACACGAGCTGTTCGGATTCAAGTTCCGACGACGACTGCTGTACTTTTACCTGTGGCGACGGGACTGTTATTTATACGAGCTGTTCGGATTCAAGTTCCGACGACGACTGCTGTACTTTTACCTGTGGCGACGGGACTGTTATTTATACGAGCTGTTCGGATTCAAGTTCCGACGACGACTGCTGTACCAAAACATGTGGAAAAGATAAATGTTGTTATAAAAATGTTTATTCTTCATTTAATACGGCGGATGTTTTAATAAAGCAATGGGTTTGTGATATTAATAAAAATATTAATTGTGTGGAGAGTTCTGAAAGTGACAGTTCGGATTGTGAATACGTTCTTTGTGACTGTGAAATTACAAACAATAAAAATATACAAGTAACATCTTCTAATAATAAAAAATCAAAAATAACATATGATTGCTCTGGAAATATTATAAAAAATTCTAATAATAAACAATATTCCTCCAATGTGCGTGTTAGAAATGATTTATTACTACAAAGTAAATTATATAATTTAAAATGCGCAAAAACAAATGGTTTGACGTGGAATAATTTATTAATATATTTAGACGATATTACATCTTGCAAATGGGAGTTTAATCACCGTGTTAAAAAAAACAAAGTATCGCCCAAAACTGCTTTGATTGAAGGTGATAAATTAGTAATTATATTACAATTTTCAAATAAAAATACTTATACAGAAGATATATTTGTACGTCTCAATTTTGTGATTAAAAATTAATATTATTGTAAATTAAATATTATTAATTTCGACAACTATAATATATGGGAAAAGGTTATAGAAGGAGGCCTACAAATCTATGCTTACATCAATATAGAAATAAAAATATATATTGTAATTATTCAAATGGTCATTCTAGTGGATACAAAGAAGATGTTTATGTCAATGAAGAATTTTTAAATTTAAAAAATTATATTTTATCTAAATTCATGGACCCAGTAATTAATAAAAAATACAAAGAATTACAGGATAATTTCTTTAATTTTGAATATATAGAACAAAAATTAAATAGTTTTGATTTTCCTAAATTATCTGAGGAAGTAGAGTTATTAAAAAAAGTAGTAATTGTTATGAAATCGGCAATAGAAACAAGATTTACAATTGACCAAGCAAACAAAAAAATGTTTGGCGACGGCGCATCAAATTTACTGCTAGTAGAAACAAGTAAAATTATTTTAAAAGCCAAATATGAAATTTATATTATAATTTTTGGTGATCCTAAATTATCAAACTCAGAATTTCAACCTAATATTTTAAACGAAATTCAAAAACATTTAGATAATAATCCAGGTTGTACAGTTAACCATATCAAGTCTAAGTTAAGAGATGATTTTGAGGAATTATTTATTTAATGTTATAATATTTTTAAAATTAATAAAAAATATTATACTAAATATATCATTTATACAATTTGGTAGTGAATTCTAACTTCAACATTTTTAGTTCCTTCAAAAGCATTCTTGTAAAGGATGCGAATACCAACTTTGTCACCAGCCACAACTTGTGTTCGTTTCTCCCCAGAATCCAGCGGAAATTTAGAGTCTAAAAGACCAAGTAATTCACCATAGCAAAGCGAGCAGCATATATTACAGTCAAGGTTTTGAAGATTATGTGTCGCATCAATTTCCTTCTGGATTAACATGTAAGAACACGATGACCAACAGTCAACACCGTGACCAGTATCTTTTACCCAGAAATCTGTAACAGGTTTTACTAAGCTGACTGTTTGATTGGTAGGTTCTCCGTTTCCGTTCATAATTGAATACAGTGTGTCACCAGTAGCATCATCATCAGCGTCAGCACTCGCATCAAGATGATAATAATTTACTGCCGTTGAGCCAGTACCCGTAAGAGAAAAAACCGCATCGAAGGGAACATCGGCACTATTGCTCGCATTACTTTTCCCGTAAAACATTTTTTCAAAATGGTTCGTGGAGATTTTTACACAATTTCCAGCACCGCCTCCTAATGTAGAGGAGTCCCGGTCGGTAATAATATCAATAACATGTGGTTCTTCTAAAACAATATCAGTTGTGTCTAAACACATTTGGGCGGCAACAACTTCGTCGTGTGCGAGTGATGTAGAATATACAGTAGACATTTATACAATATAGAAAGAAAAAAAAAATTATTTATTTAGTATAAATAAAAATACTTCTAAATATATAGTATGACAAATCCTTTTTCAAATACTACGATATTAAACGCAAGTCAACATTTATCAAATAAATCCAATATTTCTAAAGTAAAAACATTAAGTTGTCAACGACAAAAATGTAACAATAATAAAATAACATTATGTAATAATAAATTTAAAAGAGCACCTGGTCATAACGCATTATTGAATTTTACTAAAGGATACTATTTAACAAAGCCAAACTGTTACGATATTAGAAATCAAGCCAACGACATTACCGATGGCAGATATACTTTTTTTGATTTTGATAAGATTAAAGTACGAGATGATGGTATTAGCAAATGCGAATATATACCGAATTATGAATTTGATAATTGTCGCGTTTTAAATGGTAAAATTGTCCCACTTGCGAACATAAATCCCAAATATAAAACAAAATTTTTTAAAATGCACACAAAAATGAATATTCGATGTTCTGATTGCGATGTAGGATATAAAAATAATCAAACATGTCCAGTTGTTCATGATGTTTCATGTTGTATGTGCCATGATCATTATTTTCCAACAAACACTAAAGATATCAAGTATAGACATAAACACGAAGATTTTTCTTCTCATTGTTGTGGTAAGTATCCCAATTGTGGACACGACCCTTATCCGCATATTAATAGACATGCTACAAACCAGTATTATATAGCTAAAAAACACAATCCAATTGTAAAACCACTAAAGAAACGGTTTACTTTAAAACCTAAAATGAAACCTAAACATAAAAACTTGAGGGCACCATATAAAAGAAAAGATTGTGACGGCAGAACATTTGACAGCATTCTTAAATGTAATTGTAAAAAACTAAAGAACTGTAAATGTCGTAAATAATATAATTAATCTCTTAATTTATATTATATGAAATTATATTTGTTTGGTTTCTTTTTCTTTATATTAACTTTAATGTGTTTCTGTTATTTTAGACAAAGAGAAGGATTTAGAGGCGGTGGGAGACGCGGTGGCGGTGGACGACGCGGTGGCGGTGGAAGACGTGGTGGCGGTGGAAGACGCGGTGGCGGTGGACGACGCGGTGGCGGTGGACGACGCGGTGGCGGCGGAATGGGTCGTTTAATTAATTTTAATCGTGGTGGGCATGGCGGTCGGCGACAACGCAAAATAGGATATGGGGGGTCCGGTCGCGGAGGATGGGCCGGTGGATATTTAAACCGTTTTAGAAGACGAAACAACGGTTGGTATGGAGGTTACAGTTATCCCTACTGGAATAATTATTTTATTCCTTTTTATTCATATGATTATTGGTTTCCATCTCAATGTAATTGTAAAAGAGGCTGTACGCCTGAGGGTTGTACATATCCAGGTAACTCAATAGACGACTGTGTATGGGCATCTGATTGTAATTGTTGTGGATTTTAATATTTAGAAATATAGCAAAATATATTTATAAATATGGCAAACAAAAATGAAATCATAAGCTATTTCATGCGCACAAGTAAAGGAATAAAAGCTACAGCGGGTTATTTTAACTTACCTAAATCATATGTAGGTAAGATTATTAATCAATACAGAAAAAAATATAATATAAGATAAATATTTAAAATTCTATTTCAGGGAAATGCTTTAGAATAATTTGAAATGGCGTTGATTTCATAAAACTAGGATTATTTTTGTAAGATCTATTTGCGCTAAATGGTGAAGGATGTGAGCTAATGTATAATACATGACGCTCTATGTTAATATTTTTAAGCATGTTGTGGGCAAAAGCACCCCACGCTATAAATATAATATTTTCACATTTCTCATTAATAAGTGTAATTATATAATTTGTGAAATCTTTCCATAACTTCATACATGAACCCGGTTTTTTTTCCTCAACACAGAGAGAAGCATTTAGCAATAAAATTCCTTGTTTTGCCCATTTTTCCAAATCATTGTTATTAATATCTAAATTCAGATTTTTTTTTATTAGTTTTTTTATATTTCGCAATGAAGGAGGACATTTTTCAACACCACATTCAAAAGCTAAACCGGTTGCTTGCTTATTTCCATGATAAGGATCTTGTCCGAGTATTACCACTTTTGTTTGCTCGATATTAAAAAATGAAAAACATTTAAATATATTTTTTGTTTCTGGATATATATTTATTTGTTGTTGTATTTTTTCATTATATTTATCTTTTAATATTGGCATGTCTGGAAATTCTTCAATGGCGTTGCGCCAGTTTGTATTAATATTATTTAATGCGATATCCATTCTATAAAAGTTGCTTTATTTATATTTAATTTGATTTAATATAAATTAAGGATATTGCCAGCATGCTGCGCCAATGTCATCAATATTATGTTCGGGAAATCTTGCTCCCTTTGTAATAAAAGAACCATTGTCATGATTCCATTCTTGTCTCCAACGTTTGGCTGCTAGCTCTACCAAGTTTTCAGCGGTTGTTTCGTTTTTTCCTACAAATTCACTATCTTCTTCACATACCATCGCCCACAAACCATCTGTCCCACAGACAACTTTATATGACGCATCTTTTTCGCGAGGGATAGTTTCTGTGGAGAAATGCTTACCGGTAACACCACCATGCCCCAACGAATGAGTAAAGTTAATTGTGTTATTATACCTAAATTTATATAAGGTTGCTTTAACTGATTTAATAGTAGTTGGGTTAACGATTTCGATATCCCATATTGGCTGTCCTTTTTTTTCAGTTTGAACCACTACATCTGGGTCATTATTTAAACGTTTGTTCTCACTTACATTATTTCTATCATGGTCTAAAGTTTTAAAAATACACTCGCCGTTTTTGTATAATTTTCCCGTTGAGTCACCCACCCAGGAAAATTCAAATCTGTCATCATATATCTTACAAATACACAGTGTTGAACCAACCCCATTCGTTTCAAATACACTGGTTTTTTCAATAATAGTTTGAAAATATGTGGGTGATTGAAGAAAAGTATCCCAATTTAAATTTTTAAATATCGTTGTTGGATATAGAGCGTTAAGGACTTTTCCATGTTCGTCAGCTACTCCAATATAATCAAAATTTTCTGAGGATCCAGAAAAGGCGAAATCCTGAGCTGAAATATTTTGTTTAACTGCCGAAGTAATAGTTGGTTGTGTTGTTGATAAAGAAGCCATATTATTTTATGTTGAATATGTTAATTCAATCTTTAATTTTTAATTTCAATTTTTTTAACATGTTAAATTTTCTCTTATCCAAGCTTTAATGTTATTTTGTGTAGGAATCAATATATTTTGTAATCCTTGACAATAATGATGAACATGTGTTTCGTTTTGCTCATCTTCCATTAATTTTAATGAACAAATTACTATTCTCAATAACTTTTTATCATATAATTGTGTTATATTTTTGAAAACAGAGTCTAAATTAACAGTTTCGACTTCTTCTGATTTAAACAAATCAGGACTTTCCAAATCAAGTATGTTTTTATATAAATTTAAAGTATGTATTAATGATGATCTCTCAGTATCATACGTTTCAATTAATTTTTTTATTCCGTGTTTAGATCTTTCTAGTATATAATCATAGTTACTAGTATCTTCATTTTTATACCACAAGTAAAATCTACGTAAAGCATGGAATAAATAATATAAATCTTCGCGACAATCTCGCCCATACCATCTTAGAACTCCTTGTATAAATGTTGGTTGCTGTAAAAAAAGTGTATTTTCACTAATACTAATTTTTGTTCCTTTGGGACAAAAGCCAAGTATAGCTAATTGTATCATTACTTGTAAAGGTTCTAATATCATATCGGCGCGTTCTTTTGGCGTCGATTTTAAATTTTCTATTACTAATTTTTGCGCT